AAATCTCGTACTCTGCGCACGTCAAAACGGTAAAACACACCTTGCGCGTATGTTGATGCTAGGGCACTTGTTTTTGTTTGGGTCTAAAAATGATGTAATTATGATCTCTAACCGATCTATGGCATTAGAGACCTTTAGGCAAGTGGACTACGCTATTGAGGGTCCGTACTCGTTAAGTAAGCAATGCAAACAGATACGTTTTGCAAACGGCACCGAGTCAATAGAGCTACGTAATGGCGCTCGCCTCGATGTTGTTGCAGCTACACGAGACGGCTCACGTGGACGTACCGCAGACCTGCTCTACATAGATGAAGTTCGCGAAATATCGGAGGAGGGTTACAGAGCTGCGATGCCGGTAACACGTGCACGGCCTAATGCTCAAACCCTACTTACCTCTAACGCAGGGGACGCATTTAGTACCGTGCTTAATGACTTACGCGAAAGAGCTTTAAGTTTTCCTCCTAAAACCTTTGGCTTTTACGAGTACTCAGCTGAACAGTTTGCAAAAATTACGGATCGTAAAGCCTGGGCTCAAGCTAACCCGGCTATGGGTTACACAATTACAGAGGAGGCTATCGAGGAGTCAATAGCTACTTCCCCTATCGAGACCACGCGCACCGAGACTCTTTGCACGTGGATCTCAAGCCTTGCGAGTCCGTGGCCTTATATGAGTGTTGAGGAGTCCGGCGATAAAACGCTACAGCTCAACCCGGGCCCTCTTACTATCTTTGGTTTTGACGTAAGCCCGAGCCGCCGCGATGCAAGTTTAGTAATGGGCCAAGTAATGTCGGACGGCCGTATAGGCGTTGCAGTCCTTGAGATATTTCATAACGACGTGGCAGTAGATGACTTGTTTATAGCTCAGCGCATTAAGCACTGGACAAATATCTATTTCCCTCGGACCGTTTGTTACGACAAGTACACCACGGCCTCGATAGCTAAACGCCTCGAGATGAGCGGCGTAGCGATGCAGGATATATCCGGGCAGACTGCCTATCAGGCCTGCGGTGATCTATACGATGCTCTTGTAAATAAACGCCTCGTCCATAGCGGGCAAAATGAGCTAGTCGAAAGTATGGCTAATTGTGCAGCTAAAGTATCGGATGCTAGCTGGCGCATCATCCGGCGTAAGTCTGCCGGCCCTGTAGATGCTGCTATCGGTTTAAGTTTTGTAGTTCATATACTAAATCAGCCCGTAGGTGAGGTTAAAGTTTACAGTTAGACACGGACACGAAAACCTGCAAAATGCTTGACTAATTGGGAAAATCCCTCCTATGGGATTACTAGAAACCTTTGGCATTAAGAGAGCTGAAAAGCCTGCTATCGAGGCGCAGTATGCACCTGCCGTAATGGACACTACTTACGGTTATGGATCATTTAATACTAACTCCGCTTACGGATATAACGGCGTAGGTATAGATCGTAATTTTGCTTTACAAGTTGCTAGCGTTATGCGTTGTCGCAATTTAATCGCGGGTGTTATTTCATCTATTGACTTAGCACTGTATAAAAAATCTACTGGAGAAAAGTTAGGCTCTCCAGTTTGGTTAGAACAACCGGATATACGTCAGCCTCGCAGCGTTACGATAAGTGCAACGGTTGACTCGCTAATATTTTACGGGGTCAGTTATTGGCGCTGTACCTCTTTGTATGCGGACGACGGCAGGCCGAGCGGGTTCGAGTGGGTTGCTAATAATCGTGTTACTTACACTACCGATAAGTTTGGTACTGAGGTGCAAGATTATTACGTAGACGGTATTAAATCTCCTATGGGTGGTATTGGATCACTCGTTACTTTTCAGTCCTTAATACCCGGTGTATTACAAACTGCAGGTACAACAATTAAAGCGGCTTACGATATACAACGCGCTGCAGCTGTTAGCGCCGCTACTCCTATGGCTACAACAGTATTAAAAAATAACGGTGCAGATTTACCTGAGTCACAAATACAAGGTTTGTTAGCAAGTTGGAAGGCTAGCCGTGCATCGCGTAGTACGGCTTATTTAACGAGCACTCTCAGCGTAGAAAATGTGGGCTTTAGTCCTAAAGATATGATGTATAACGAGGCATCACAATACTTAGCTACTGAAATCGCTCGCGCTATGAACGTACCGGCTTATTATATTTCTGCAGATATGAATAACTCTATGACTTACCAAAATATTATTGACGGTCGTAAAGAGTTTATGGCTTATTCATTACAGCCATATATCTCAGCTATTGAGGATCGTTTATCTATGAACGATATTACAAACTCTGCTAATCAGGTCCGTTTTGCAGTGGATGACTCATTTTTACGCGCAGATGCTAGAGAGCGTTTAGACGTAATCGAAAAGATGTTAAACCTAAATCTAATTGGCGTAGATCAAGCTCGTCAGATGGAACAACTCACACCGCTAGGAGATGCAAGTGCTACTAACGTTTAGTCAGGAAATACAAGCTGCAGATACAGAGCGCCGTGTAATATCGGGGCTCGTTGCACCGTATGGCGAGGTAGGTTTTACAAGTGCGGGCCCTGTTATGTTTGAGCGCGGCTCTATTGCAATTCCGGATGTATCTAAAATTAAACTTTTATCGCAGCATCAACAAGATAAGCCGGTAGGTCGAGCTATTTCATTTAGCGAGGGAACAGCTCCGGAGGGCGTTTACGGATCCTTTAAGTTATCGAGCAGTTCCCGGGGACAGGATGCGCTCGTATTAGCTCAGGAAAACCTAGTAAGCGGCTTATCCGTAGGGGTAGATGTAACTGCCTCTAAGCCAATGGGTGACTACCTGTTAGTTACGGCGGCGGTCCTCAAAGAGGTATCGCTCGTCGAGAGTGCGGCCTTTTCCAGCGCCTCCGTTACTGATATTGCAGCGGCTAGAGCAGCACTCGAGGCAGCTACAAGTACAAGTACAAAAGAAAAAACCACAACTATTTCTACGACTATCGTAGAGATCGAAACCGAAACAGAAACCGAAAGCGAGGATGCTGTGACTACAGCCCCTGAAAATACACCTGAGGAAACTCCGGTAGATACACCGGTCGAGGCTGAAAAGGTCGAGGCCGCTCGTAAGATTATCCGTCCGTCAGTACTAGACTCACAAAGAGTACGTACACCAATTAACTCAATGGCTGCATACACAGAGCACAAGATTAAAGCAGCTCTAGGTAACGATGACTCAAAGCTATGGGTAACTGCAGCAGATGACTCATTTTCTACAAACCCTGCGTTTAACCCAACTCAATACCTCTCAGAGTTTGTATCAAACACAAACTTCGATACACCAATGATTAACGCTCTTAGCTCTGGAGTTTTGCCACAAAGTGGTATGACTATCAGCGTACCGTCACTTGTTACAAGCGCCGGCGGTCAAGCAGGTACAGCACCAGTTGTAACAGTTGAGGCTGAGGCTGGAGCTGTACAAAACACAGGTATGGTTACTCAATACCTCTCAGGTACAGTTAAAAAGTACTCAGGTATGAACACTCTCAGCGTAGAATTGCTAGAGCGCTCAGATCCTAATTTCTATGCTGAACTAACAAATCAACTACAACGCGCATACTCACTCGCTACAGATGCTGCAGTAATCGCAGACGTAGTAGCAGGCGGCGTACAAGGTACTGCAGTAGCAGCTACAAGCGCAGGTATCATTTCTTACGTATCAACAGAGTCAGCTAATATTTATAAAAACACTAGCTACTTTGCACGTAACTATGTTGCAGGTCCGTCACAGTGGAGCCTCTTAATGGGCGCTACAGACTCAACAGGTCGCCCAATTTACAACGCAGCGGCACCTATGAACTCAGGCGGTCTATCAACTCCTACAAGCATCCGCGGTAACGTGCTCGGCCTTGATTTATATGTAGATCATCAAATGGTCAGCACAACTATCGACGACTCAGCGTTTATTGTTGCGCCTGAGGCGATGACTGTTTATCGCTCACCACAGGCGTATATGTCTGTAAACGTCGTATCTAACTTGCAGGTGCAGGTTGCGATTTACGGCTTTATGGCAACTATCGTCAAGATGCCTAACGGTTTGGTCCGTTACAACCTAACCTGATAAATACCTATAGCAGTCGGGAGGGCTCTTAGCCCTTTGAGCTCTCCCGGCCCATAGTTTGAGAGGAGTAGACAAATGCCAGCTACATACGTCACCGAGCAAGAGCTTAGAGATAATCTAGGAATTGGAGACTTGTACCCGGACTCTGTTATAGAGGAGTGTTGCCAGTCTGCTCAGGATATTCTCAACCAATTTTTATGGTTTGACTCAGCGCCGGTAGTAGGCACCACGTTACAAAATAACGTAGCTACTGTAATGATCGCTAACCCAGCAATATTTAGCACCGGGCAGAGCGTGACCCTTAGCGGATGCGGTGCCACTTTTAACGGAACTTACACAATTACCGGGACTATTCCGTGGAGCACTGGGACTACAAATCTCATACCTGCTATTAGCTGGAATACAAACGTATGGAACTGGCCAAACGGATATAGCTTTATTCAGTTTGCTAAAACTGCAGCTAACGTTAATTTCTCTCGCGTATTGCCTTACGGCTCTGCAGTAGGAGCAGATACAAAAACAAACAGCTACGCAACAACGCCAGCTGTAAGAGAGGCTGCGATGATTTTAGCAGTCGATATTTTCCAAGCCCGGCAGGTCAGCCAAACAGGCGGCGTAACTATCGACGGTTTTAGCCCTAGCCCTTATCGTATGGGTAACTCAATGATCGGCAAGATCCGCGGACTTATTGCGGGTTACACAAACCCGGCGGCTATGGTCGGATAATGCCTACTCCAATAACTACGCTCCGTGCGACTATCGCAGCGGCTTTAGCGAATACCAACGTGTGGAATACCTACGATTTCCCGCCTCCAACAATTACGGCTAATAGCGTTATCGTCGCGCCGGCAGATAGTTATTTAACGCCAAGCAATAACACAAATATAAATATCTCACCTTTAGCAAACCTGAAAATTATTATGACGGTGCCGATGCTCGATAACCGTGGAAATCTTAACGGTATCGAAACTCTGGCTTGCGCAGTTTTTAAGAAATTAGCAAACTCAAATATCGTTATGAATATTGGCAGTATGACGGCTCCCTCAGTACTTAGCGTACAAAGCGGTGACCTCCTCACGGCCGATTTCAGCATATCCGTATTAACTAGTTGGGAGTAAACAATGAGCTACACACCCGAGGACATCGCTTTCTTAATTAAAATCGGTCAAATAACCGAGGCACCTAAGAAAGAGACAAAAGCAACAGCCACACCTATCGAGAAAACAGAGGAATAAAATTGGCTATCTATCTCAGCAATACCGTAGTAGTCACGCTCAATAGCGTGGTTCTGACGGATCACTGTACAGCCGCAACAATTAACCGTAGCTTTGACGAGCTAGAGGTTACAGCTATGGGCGATACAGCCCACAAGTTTGTTAAGGGTTTAGAGTCAAGCACTATTACGCTTGATTTCCTTAGCGATACTGCAGCTGCAAACGTAAACGCAACGCTGCAAGCTGCTTGGGGTACAACAGTGCCACTAACACTTAAGCAGACAAGCGCTGCAGTCTCAGCGACAAACCCTCTATACAGCACAACTATCTTGGTAAACAACACCACAGATATTAACGGCGCTGTAGGCGATATCGCTACACAGTCAATTACATTTACTTGTAATTCACCTATCGTAATTACTACTACCTGATAACAAACAAAGGGGCACACAATGGCAAGACTCAAAATAACAAGGGCAGACGGAAACGTATCGGAGCATCAGATTACGCCACGTATCGAGTATGCCTTTGAGCTGTACGCTAAAAAGGGTTTTATGAAAGCGTTTAGGGATGACGAAAAGCAGTCGGATCTTTACTGGTTAGCCCACGAGTGCATACGCACAAGCGGCGAGGTTGTACCGGTGTTTGGTCCCGAGTTTTTAGACTCATTATCTAAAGTCGAGGTTTTAGACGATCTCCCTTTGGGGTAGTGGGGCGGGGGAGTTTTGGGTATCTAGTGGCGCAGTTAGCCGTAGCTACTCATATCCCGCCCCAATACTTGCTAGACCTAGATGTAGCGATGTTCCAAAACCTAGTACAAGTATTAAACGACCAAGCTAAGGAGGCACAAAATGCCCGTAGAGCTAAAGGGGGCCCTCGCCACCGTTAAGGCTATGCGCAAGTTTGACCCGGACCTCCTTAAAGAAATGAACAAAGAGATACGTGCCGTTATGGTGCCTTTACGTGATAAGGCTCGAGGCTACGCACCTAGTCCTCAACCGGATAACCTTTACGGCTGGGCAGAGGGCAGCGTAGGTAAGAAAATTACGGCTCGTAACTCAGCCTTTAGACAATTTAACACTGAGGGCCGAGTTCGCCTTTTCCCGCTCTACGATCATAAAACAGTAGTCAGCGGTATCAAATATAGTCAGTCTCCTACTAAACGGAATAGGAGCGGCTTTAGATCGTTGTACTTTATCTATAACGCCTCAGCTGCCGGCTCTATATATGAGACTGCTGGACGTAAGAACCCGGGCGGTGACTCAGCTAGTAAGTCTAATAACCCGGGTGCAGGTGCTCACTTTATTAACCGTATGGGTCCTTTATACGGAGACAAGCAAAAGGAGCGCGGTCGCCTTATTTTCCGTGCAGCTTACGAGGATCGTGGTAAGGCGCAGGATGCGGTTATTTTGGCTATCTCTACAGCTATAGAAAAGTTTAACAAAATAAGTAAAGACTCCTACAGGCTGGCGGCATAATGGCACTACCAAACTTAGTATTTAGTGTTGCCTCAGAGTATGACGGCAAAGGCTTAGGCAAAGCCCGCAAGGACGTAAACAGCTTTGATAAAACTGTTAAAAGTCTGGGTAGAACTCTAGGCGCTACTCTTTCAGCTGCCGCGGTTGTTAGTTTTGGTAAGGCATCCGTCAAAGCATTTTTAGCAGATGATAAAGCTGCAGCTACCCTTACCCGCACACTTGGTAACTTAAACCTAGCCTTTGAGGATCAGCGCGTTAAGGCTTATATTTCCAACCTAGAGGCAACCTCGGGCGTACTCGATAGTCAGTTACGCCCTGCGATGCAGTCTTTATTGACTACCACCGGTAGCGTTACTAAGTCTCAAGAGCTTTTAGGCCTTGCAATAGACGTCGCCGCCGGCAGCGGTGAAAATCTTGTAACCGTCTCGCAGGATATTGCGCAGGCTTTTGTAGGTAATACTCGAGGACTTAGAAAATATAACCTTGGTTTAACTCAGGCAGAATTACAAACAGCGACGTTTGCAGATTTACAGGAAAAATTAAACAAACAATTTACAGGGCAAAATGCGGCGGCCTTAGATACTTATGCTGGCAAGTTAAGTCTTATTAAAGTTGCTTACGATAATTTACAAGAGACTGTAGGCAAAGGCCTAGTAGATAGTTTTGCCGTACTTGCAGGAGATACAGGAATAGGATCCGCAACAAAGGCTATAGGCGATTTTGGCCAAGCAATAGCAGACACCGTTTACGGTTTGGCTCTTGTCGTAGCTGAGGTGCGTAAGCTCGATGCGAGTATTACCGGAGGTACTTTAGGCCGTTTAATTGCGTGGAGTATTAAATACTCACCGGCTGGAATATTAAGAGATTTAGGCGAGGCTCAAAGAATTAAGCCGCAGCCGTTTAAGACACCTATGTCCATTACAGGACAAAATACTAAAAACAGTTTAAGCGAAATAGAAAAGTTACGAGCTGCAGCAGAGTTAGAGGCCCTCAAGCGCGCTAAGGCACTTGCAGCCGCACAAAAGGTACAACTTGCTAATGCTAAAAAACTAGCTGCCGAGGCACAGAAAAAATTAGCCTTAGAAAAGGCGAGCGCGGTACTTAACCAAGCTAATAAATTATTTGATTTAGATCGTATCCAACTCGCAGCTGCCGCTATGGCTAAACAGACCGAGGAGGACCGAGTACGCATCCGGCTTAAAACTAATATCCTCGAGCTAGAGGATGCGATTAACGAGGGCAACGTACAAGCTGCAGCTAAGTTTGCCAGCCTTATTACGCAGGATGCGGCGTTACTCGGACAGTTACGCGGTGTAATGATTAGTCTCGGCGACGTACCTAACCCGTTTGAGGCGTGGCTAGCGACCTTGCAGGCAGCTCTAGCTGCTTTATTAGCCTTAACTACTATTAAACCTACTGCTACGGTTATGGGCACACCTAATAACAATTACGTGGGCGGTACTTATCTCGGGCCCGATGTTTATCAGTCCACACTTACAGGCCAAGCGTTAGCAAACAAACTAGCTAAAAACGATGCCTTTGCAACTATGGCTGATGGTGGAATAGTAAGCAGCGCGACTATGGCTCTTATCGGCGAGGCTGGACCTGAGGCCGTTATCCCTCTTAACCGTATGGGATCTATGGGCGGTACTTACGTAACGGTAAACGTATCGGGATCCGTAACAACAGAACGAGATTTAGTAGATGCCATTACCCAAGGTATTTACAATAACCAAGCTGCGGGTATCCCTATTAACTACTCAACGGTGTACTAATGGCTGTTTTACCTGCTACCCCGATAGTGAAAATCAACCTTACGCAAGGTGCGAGTTTTGGTAATGCTTTTGTTTTGGGTACCTCTCAGCTAGGGTTTGCTGAATTAGCTCCAGTAGTACCTAATATTGTGGACGTATCGGCTGAGGTACTTAAGATTTCTACCCGTCGCAGCCGTAACGTGCTGCAGGATAAATACCTTAGTGCTCAGGCTACCGTGCGCCTTAATGATCCAAACGGTTATTTTAACCCTCAAAATACAAGCTCACCGTATTACCCCGATATTCAGCCTTTGCGTAAGATACAGATACAAGCTAATTACAACGGCACTCTCTACCCTATCTTTGCAGGATATATCACAGAGTTTTTGTACCAATATCCGCAAAATCAGGAAACGGGTTTTGTAGATTTAATATGTTTTGATGCTTTTAGACTTTTCTTTAATTCCAACGTAACTACAGTTACAGGCGCAACAGCCGGGCAAGATACAGGTACACGTATAGGCAAGATCCTAGATATGGTTGCTTACCCTAACTCTCAGCGCTCTATCCAAACGGGCAATACAACGTGCCAAGTAGACCCGGGCGGCACTCGCACGGTCCTCGAGGCCTGCCAAACAGTAGAGTTTACAGAGGGCCCCGGAGCCTTTTATATTGACCGAGCAGGTAACGCAGTATTTAAGAACCGCACCTTTTGTTACGATGCTCAAAGCGCTAGCCCTACAGTATTTAACAACGACGGCACCACAGGTATTAACTACTCCAAAATCGAGTTTAGCTTTAACGACAAAGCCATAGTAAACAAGGCCAGCGTTACCCCTATTGGGCTAGCTACGCAAACTTACTCAGATGCTACCTCTATTGCCCAGTACTTTACCCGGGCTATTACTGCCGAGTCTATGTTGATGCAAACGACAGGGGTGGCACTCAGTCTAGCAACCGCGTACGTAAACGCTCGTAAAGATGCGATTTTAACTATCAGTCAGATAACCCTAGATCTTGTAACCCTCGGCTATACCACCGGAGTAGCAGCTGCTTTAGATCTTGACTATTTCGACACTATGCAGATTACCAATTATGGCCAGTCCGGCACGGTCATAACTCAAACCCTGCAGTGCCAAGGCATAGCTCACGATATAACGGCTAATAGCTGGGATACGACACTTACTACAGAGGAGGCGCTAATAGATGCTAATTATTAAACTTAACCCCCTAAGGAGTGTGTGCTAATGGCAACAGGCTGGCCAATGAAAACGACGTATGCAAATGGAGACGTTTACTCAGCATCCGATGTTAATGATATTACGGGAACAGTAAACCTTGCTAGTGGTGCACAATGGGCTGCAGGTAAAAATAAAATAATTAACGGTGATTTTGCAATAAATCAAAGAAGTTTTACAACAACCTCAACAATAGGTGCCTATGGATTTGATCGTTTTTTCCTTAATTATTCTCAAGTCTCTGGCACTAATCCAATTTATTCTGCGCAAACTTTTACTGCAGGTACGGCTCCTGTTGCAGGATACGAGTCTAAAAACTTTGCTCGTTTAGTTACAGCTAATCAAGCTAATGCTGCGGATTTTGCAACTTTAGAACAACGCATAGAGGACGTAAGAACTTTTGCGGGTCAAACTGTAACTGTTTCCTTTTGGGCAAAAGCCGCTAGCGGTACTCCTAAAGTAGGAATTGCAGCACAGCAAAGTTTTGGGTCAGGAGGTAGTGCGGCTGTATCCGGTCTTAATACAACCACTACAACTATTTCCAGCTCCTGGGCAAGATATTCAGTAACTTTTGCAGTGCCTTCTATATCAGGTAAAACAATAGGTGCAGGATCTTATTTAGAACTATTTTTTATGACTTCCGTAGGTTCAGGAGTATCTATTTATGGTTATCCTGCAGTTGGCTTACAAAACATAACTGTAGATTTTTGGGGTATTCAGATCGAGGCGGCGTCGAGTGCGACCGCTTTCCAAACTGCTACTGGGACTTTGCAAGGTGAATTAGCCGCCTGCCAAAGATATTACGCTTTAATTGCCGCTGGTAATGAATTGTGTATATCTATGGGTGCTAACTACACAGCAACACAAGCAGACGGATTTCTCGCATTTCCTGTAACAATGCGTACAACTCCAACTCTTGTGGCAACAAGCGGTACGGGTTATTACGCTTTTATTCGCAACGGCGGCAGCGATGCTTTTAACTCTTTAACACTTTATGCAGCATCACTTAATGGAACACAGATTTACAATGCTACAGAAATATCGGGAACAGCCGGACAGGCTGGAACTTTTAGAACACAAAATGCGTTAGCCTCTATTGCAGTAAGTGCGGAGTTATAAAATGAGTATCCAATATAATGTCGAGGAAATGTTTGGTAAAACAATTATTTGGTATGAACAAGATGGTGTCCGTTACTCTTTTATGGCAGATCCAGCAAACTCTGATTATCAGGCATATCTAAAGAGTTTAGAAAATGCAGAGTAGCTATAACGGCTGGCCAGCCTCTAAGGATCCGGACGAGATTAAAATAACTAGCTACAAGGTCGAGGGCACAAACCTTAAGCTGCGCTGCGCTGAGGGCTGCGGCCCATTACTTGCAGCCTTTACTGCCGAGTTTAATACTCTAATTGAGCCGGTCGAGGGCGGCGTATTCGATGACTGGAGTTATGCCTATCGAATGGTACGCGGTAGTGAGGACAAACTGAGCTGCCACTCCTCCGGTACAGCTATAGACCTTAACGCGACTAAACACGCTCTAGGCAAAATTGGTACTTTTCCTCCTGAAAAGGTCCCAATGCTCCGGGCGCTCGCTAAGAAATACGGCCTCAAGTGGGGCGGCGACTACGTAAACCGCAAGGACGAAATGCACTTTGAGGTAATCATTACCCCGGCTAAAGCTGCGGAGTTAATTAAAAAGTTAGGACTTAAGTAATGCCTAAAACAGCGCAAGTATCAGTAACCACTACTAAAACTCTTGTAGTCCCTGAGCTTATAGGAGACCAGAGCGTTTACCTACACAGCTCGAGCGGGACTCTGTATATCGGTGGAGCAGACTTAACTACGGCTAACGGCTACCGTATGGATAACGGCGATAAACTTACGATTATGGTGGGCGATCACGAGGCCCTCTACGCTATTACGACAAGTGGTACTGCTAACTTGTTTGTAATGACCCAAATAAACTAAGGGCAGAAAAGAGAAAACAAAAATGAGCGAACAACTCAAAGCTGCCGGACTCTCTTATATTAGAGCTGCGGTTAGTTGCGTGGGAGCCCTATACCTCTCAGGCATTACAGATCCAAAAACACTAGCTAACGCGTTTATCGCAGGTTTAGTAGGTCCTATTCTAAAAGCTCTAGCACCTAGCGAAAAGCAATACGGCATAGGCGCTAAATAATGCGGGCCCTGATAGGGGCGATTTTGGGGAGTCTGCTCCTATCGGGGTGCGGTTATCAAGGTTGGGTAAGGTATGAGTGCCAAGAGTACGAAAACTGGAATAAACCGGAGTGCCAGCCTCCACGGTGCGAGGTTGTGGGTACGTGTACCAAGGACCTCATACCCGAGGAAATCTATGAGCCGTTTAAGCCCTGAGGATCTACACGCCCGCCTTATTGTATTTATTGGAGTTACCTTAGCCCTTGTCTTTGGGCTATCAGTGTTTGGGATGCTCTACGCGCTTATCTTTGTAACTCAGCCTGTAAGCGCACAAGCTCCTAACGACCGGGCTTTTATCGACCTGCTTACAACTTTGACCGTATTTCTTACCGGCTCCCTCGGTGGTGTACTAGCTAGTAATGGCCTTAAGTCAAAACCTAAAAAAGAGGATGAACCTCCTCGCGTGTCTTAATTGCTCTTTGTCGGTGGAGGCATTTACCCTTATGGTGTACCACTAACTGCCGAGCCGGGCTAAGCTCTCAGGGTTTAGATCGTAACGGCCTTAACAAAGGGCGTAATACAATGAGTACTGTTTTAGAGATACAAGTGTTAATTTATATGTTTATCGTAGCCTCGATTACCGCGGTGATTTTTTACGCAAAAGGTTTTAACGAGGGAAAGAAAATCGGCACACAGCTCGGCTATCGCCGTGGCG